TGTGGAGCCAATCATTCCTTCGGCTCCAGTAATCAATACGTTTTGCATTTACTCCTCCATAAATCCAGATAAATCTGAATCTACTATCACCTTTCTTTTCTTTCTTTCAATCTTTGAAAAAGTCTTGACTGCAGTATCTACTTCTTTAATCTTATCGATACGATCTTTTAGTGTATCTACAAATGCTTGAGCAACTTGTTGTGCTCCTTTATCATCTGTTGAAGTAATAAACTCTTCTAGTCCAGACTGTGCTAGGTACTTTACTTTAATGTCTTGTTGCTTCTTCTCTTTTGCAATCCTTCGAAGAAAAGCATACCAACTGATCTGTGTAAAGTATGCAAACGCATTAGGTCTGCCAGATCTAGTTGCAGCTTCGAGGTTATAGTTTTCAATAGCCTTCAAACAATTCTCAACTGCATCCATTACCATCTCTTCACGGTAAGTATAACGAACAAAGTTTGATTTATGAGATAGGCCTTCAGCAATGCGTAGAAAGCATTGAGCAATGTAATCAGGTACTACAGGAAGTCGTTCTTCTTTAGTCTTTGCCTGACGAACAAGAGTTACATAATCTACAACAGCTGTTGAGAAGTCAGCATTGTTTACATAATGAATGCTTGCGCGTTTTGCCATAATATAATCCTCATTTCAATATAATTAGCATACAATAAAAATTTATTTTTGTCAACTGTGTTTTTTGCTGTTGACTATTTTGTCAAACCGGGTATAATAAATAAGCCGCCTTTGCAGTGGGTGGCATACCTATTTAACATAGAATCCAATCCGGGGATCGTCAATATATCCATTTGCATTGTCATATGCTTCAATCCATTTATAACCGTGGATTTCATAATGATCATGTTTATATCTACCTAGATCAGATTCCCAAATTGGAATCATGTGATCATATTCTGGATCGGGTGATTCGCGTAAATGTACTTCAATAATATTATGATCAATAAACTCGACGTTAATCTCATTAACATCATTTAGTTCATTTAGTTCTACTGGTACTGGAGGTATATAGTCTGATCTTTTCCACTCTGTAAACTTAGTTAGGTTTATTGGCATATTAATACCAGCCCAACAACTTGTTCCTATCCATTCACCATTTATAGTATCACGATCCCACTTCCACTCATAATTAACTGAGTAATGAGTACCATTGAAATACTCACACCAAAAGTAACCTGGAGGAACAGTACTATAATCACCTTCAGGTAATGACATAACTTGAGCCTTTGCACCCATGCCACCAAGATTGTATATTGGTCGCACCACATATGTACCAGATTTAGGTATATCAGTACCAGCTGGTCCACATGTATATCCAAACTTTTCTGCAACCCACAATTTATTAAACCAGTTATGGTGTTGTGGATATTTCATCCATGCGTCACAATCTTCTATCAATGAAACGTCCTCGGTCCTTGAGGAAATAATCTAATGACATTTCCATCTGAATCTCTATTGATATCATCTAACAATTTCTTTATCATCTCATCTGAGGCTTGTTTAGATGCTTTATCAATATCACTTTGCTCTTTTTTATCTAAAGAAGTTACATATTCTTTTACAGTCATCTTATACTGCTTGAGCAATTCACCTGAAGGAATTGTCTCACCTATAAGTTGATCTGAGTTAATCGAAAGTAGTTGATGCATATCTTCACAATATATCATCCATGGTCGTAGTGCATAGTATCTAAAACCATCTGCTCGCTCTGAAGCAAGAATCTTCAATGCGGAACGGATAATCATAGCGGCGTTATCTTCATCTGCATATTGAATAATCTCACAGATGATTTCTTCACCACTAGTTAATTTTAACTGTCTATAGTTACTCAATTGGAACCTCATGAAGCTGATAGTTGAATTGTTCTTTACTGTATATTTTTATTCTTTCTGCGGAGTGGAGGAGTGTGTAGTTCTTCCTTTTCTTCCAGTGTAAGTCATCGGCGATATCATATAGTCTTGTGTGGCGGCCATCATCCGCTTGTCTGAGTCCTCGACCGATTGATTGGAGGACTTTGATTTGAGACTTAGATGGTGACGCAAATATAATGTTATGAAGATTCCTAATATTAATACCGGTACTGAAAGTCCCAAGACTAGCCACAATAATTGCATTCTTTTGTTTCTCCACTATTTTACGAATCGCTTCTCTGTCACTAGTAGCTACTTCTCCAGATACAAAGAATACTTTTCTGTCTTCATCTACCTTACTATTTATCAAGTCAAAGAGAGGTTTACCATGAGCGTCCACACGTTGAAATAAGACGAGAGTATTGCCATCAGTGCTAACAGCCAAATTACGAATGAACCTGTTACGAGCATCGTGTCTGACAATCCAGTCAATTTCATCTTGATATGTTTTAGCATCCCAAACCTTTCTTACTTCTTCACTATATTTTAAAACTAATACATCTATGTCTAGCGGAGCTAGTGTTCCATCATTTTGCAGTTCTACGGTCTTTGTGACTTGATATACGGGGCCAAACAAGCCCTCAAGGACTAACTTATGAGTCTGAGTACCATCGAGTGTTCCAGTAAGACCATAACGATACTTTGCTTCTGTAGCTTTGTTCATAATAGATGATAATGACTTAGACTTGAATCCATGACACTCATCACCTATAACCATTCCAAATTGTTCAAACCATTTCTTAGGTAATTTGTATATTGATTGCCAAGTACTGATAACAATTGAACTGTTGTGGTTTTTATCTTTACCAGAATATATTCTATGCATTGCACGTTCAGGCTGACCATAATCTATAAAGTCTTGATACATCTGTTCTACTAAAGATGTTGTTGGAACAATAATAAGAACTCTACCAGCTTTAGGATAACCAACTCCTTGAGATATATACTTAGACCAATAGTTGGCTAGTATATAAGCAATATACGATTTACCCGATCCAGTAGGAGATAATAGAATTGCTCGAGATCGTTCTAGTGCTGTTATCACCGCAGTCTTTTGATAATCACGAGGCTGGAACGGAAGATTACTATTATCTAAGAAATGATCTAGCTCCCTTGGTGGTTCCTTATGAAAAGGAAAACCATATTTTGTTTCCTCAGTATCAAGAGTGTAATTACGTTCCTCACAAAACTTTATCAAGTAGATATACAGTCCTGCACTCAATTCACCAGTCATGCGATTGAAAAGTTTTATTCTTCCATCCCACACTTTGTTCTTGTATGCAGGCATAAACTTATATCCTGGAACATAGAACGAAAAGTAATCACTGAGCTCAGCAGCAAGTCCTGGCTCAACATCTACTTCCAACATGGAGTAATCTTTTAGTCTGCAAATGATATCAGCCACCGGCCTCAAACACCTTCCACTTAATCATATTACCAATACTTTGGTGTCTCCAATTGAGATTATTAACAATCTCATTTAGTGTATCTATCATGGTTTTTAGATACTGGATTTTCATTTCTGATTCTTGTATCTCAGTATCAGAATCATAATAGTAATCCATTTCACCTTTCATAATCTTCAATCCTTCTAACGGATCAAAGTCCCAGCCAAGTTCTTTCACTTGTTCTTCATCCATCTTGCCATTATACCAAAGCCACTTTAGTTTCAACAGTTTCTTTTGATCCATCTCAGCTTTCTTCATTCGTAGCTTTGTTTGAGATAGAATAGCAAGATACTTAGCGTGCAATGTTGGTGTTGCACGAGAAGCTTCATCTAAATTGTTACGGGGTAGTTGAGAATCAGATTCCCAGGCCTCTAAGACCTCTTCCAAAGTTTTCATAATATAAGCCTTTGTTATTCAATATCAAACTGTGTAAATCTAAACGACATAGGACAGTTAACATATTGTACATCACCTGAAGTAGAAAGTAAAGGGACATCTCCAAGACTAACAGGTATTGCACTATAATATGTAATAGTGTTAGTTACATTGTTATGACTATTTAGTACCATCACTTTTATGTCAGCATATGTTGCTGGTCTTTCGTCAGTAGCAGAGATAGGTTTGATATCATTAACATTAATAATATAATTCATCCAATTGTACATTTCTTTGTATGCAGTCAAATTCTCATCAAGTAATGTTTCAATAACTACTTCACCAAATGTAATCTTGTCAGCTGCAAAAGGAATAGATGATACACGTCTAAATGCTTGCTCCACAGGAGTTGCAGTCATTGCAGGATGAATTACTCCAGTTGCAAAGAACTCAAGGTTAGGAAACTTCTTTCGATTAATTTGTACTTTGAAGCCAGAAGGTTGTAACAGGTTGTTATTCTCTGAAACAACTGTATCTAATAGCTGT